TACATGTTATTGTATGCGTTTGTATTTATAAAATCAAGTAAAAAGGTTAATTAAATCTATCTTAATCCTGCTATTTTTAAAATAGCAGCCAATTCACCACTTTCTCTAGTGACTGGCTTGCCTTTTGGTGGGGGCGCTGTGGCACCGTCTGGGGGACTTGGTATATTATTGATTACTCCTTTGTAATTAGGATTAGTTGGCTTTGCCTGTGGAGCCATAGCTTTCCCTTGAGTTTCTTCAAATCCTTGAGGTCTTACACCAAAAGCACCCTTCACGGCATTAACACCTGCCTTAACACCTTGTCGCATTAAGTTATGAGGCATATATTTTGACATGTTACCTAAAGGACCTTGTTGTGGTGCTGGTTGTTGGGCTGGCATATTTTTACGCAATGCTCGCAGATTTGTTGTTGGTACCGATCCTGTACCTTGTGGCAAAGGTGCTTCTTGTCCAAATTCCCCAGCACCTGAAGAAGCCATATTTGGTATATCAAATTCCCCAGCACCTGAAGAAGCCATACCATTTGGTGCTGCTGGTTTTCCGGCTGGTGCTGCTGGAGCTTGGGCTGGTGCTGCTGGAGCTTGGGTTGGTGCTGCTGGAGCTTGGGCTGGAGCAAATGCTTTTTTTATTGCTCCAGCAGCTAACGTTCCTATAACTTCATCTGTTTTCTGATCAAAACTTGGGGATTTTAAACCTGCTAGTTCCAACATACGAGCCTGTTCATAACGTGCGTGATGACGCTCTTTAAGTTTTTCCATTATTCGACCACAGGCACCTTCTACCATACGATCAAACATTTCTGCTTTAGGATTTTTTGGATCAATGCGATATTTTTCCTTTAACTCCTTACACATCTTGGTAACAAAGCCTTCTTCACCAATAGTAAATGTACCATTGTTCTCATTGAAGAACCCACTAACACGACTAAAAATTTCATCTACTATACGGTGCATGATCTTTCCTTCCATCATAGGAGCGGCAGGATTTGGTATCATTGGGCCAGGTGCTGCTCCACCGGCTGCTGCCATAGGATCCATTGAAGGTGCTGCTGGTGCTGCCATATCAGGGGCAGGTGGTGCAGCGGCTTCAGGAGGTGGTGCTGCTGGTGCTGGAGCAGGTGGGGGAGGTGGGGGAGGAGGTGCTGCTGGTGCTGAACTTGCTCCATCAAATCCTAAACGATCACTCAAGTCTGTTCCATTCTCTGCATCATAACTTCTTAAAAACTCGTTGATGATTGGTCTAGCATCCATTTCATCTAAACCAAGATCTGCTAGTAGAGCAAATGCTTTTTTAAGTTTTTTCTCATCAATCATTCCAGCAACACTATCTATAGCATTTGATCCATTAGTGCCTAATGGAAGTTCACTGGAGAATAACTGTTTAAGTTGTTCCATTGCTTGATTTTGTACTTCTTCATCGCCACTAAAAACATCATCTGTTTCACTGACGATTTGATTCAAGTACTTTTCAAACATACTGAATTCTTTAACTTCTTTTTCCTTATCTTTCATAGCCTGCTTGGCAAGATGTTTAGCACGACTATGTCCACCGTGTTTAGCCTTGTCTCCAGCTTCCTTACCCTTTTTAGGAGGATCTGGTTCAAATGGTGGATGATTGGGATTCTTAGGATCCCAAGGTTCTTTATCACCTTCTAGGATATCATCTAAACCAACTTCTTTAACTGGTATTTGTGTTTCATCAACTAGTCTATAAATATAGGGAAAAGCATCCTTAAGTTCTTCATTAAAACTACGTACAGTTAGTCGATCAACCCAATCATTTAATATATCTTCTGGAACTTCATTCTTTTCTGCTACGCTGAAACTTTCTTTAAATTGATTATAATTTTTTTGTGACTGTAAAAAATGAATTTCTTCTTTGATGTTAGTAATACGTTGTATAACTTTTTCTTGGATAGTACTCATACTTTCACTGACCACAGGACTGCGATCTACATAATTTTTAAATACTCTTAACTTACCAAGTTCTTCACTTAGACCAATAACATAGTTTCCAATGTCATCAAAAAAACTTCCACCTTCACTCATATGACGAGCCATTGCTCTGGCTCCATTCAAATGTTTAACTGGGTATAGAAATCTTTCACCAATAGCATTTTCAACATAGATATGTTCAATATGTTGTGTACGTCCATTTGGGGCATTTAAATTAATTGGCTGTGTGTGCCTTACAATAATCTTGGCTTCCCCTATTTGTTGATAACTGGTTTTACTGGTTCCAAATAGTTTTGATTCATTCATATTATGTTCCCCAAAGGAATCTCTTTTAACTAAATTGCTTTGACTTGGGTTTTGTGCATTATAATTCAATCCATGCGTTTGTGCAAACTTAGGCAATATACTTCTAATAAACTTATCCCATGCTAGATTATCTACTTGTTCACTCCATTGAACATCTAACCCTGGACCTTCATCATCTTTTTCATTCAAACTTACTGTAACATTTACAAGTTTTTGACCATCTTTATCCATAAAGTCAAAATTGAATTTCCTAGCATCCTGATCTTTTAAATTGACACCATCAATAGGCTTATCATCTGCTGTACTCTTACGCAGGCTAGGAAATCTGGTCTGTAATTGCCTACTCAAATCTACAGCGATGCGTTGAAAATTAGCGCTCATATCATTATTTATTATAAACCTTGTGAAATGAATATTGGTAATGG